GGTAGATGTTGGTATTTCCCACCAGGTAGCTTGGTGGAAGCGGTATGGGGGATGGACTCAGCACGAAAGTCGGGGTCGCTGCTATTGTCTTCCATATGATGGCACCTCTCCCGCAGGTATGCCTGGAGAGAGGTAAGGTTGTAATGGAAGGCGGCAGAGTTGATGTTAGCATAGACAGGGTCTATGTAACTCTTCCCAACTGTAAGATCAAGTCCAAGACTTGCAGAAACACTCTTAAACTTCCTTAACTGGTTCTTACCATCGACGACCGCGACAAGATCATCTCCATTGATGAGGGCAGATTTTAGGTATTCCTCGTAAGAGTAATTCATAAATTCTGACCTCTGGTAGAGATCGAGTGCGGCAGCGTTGGCAAGGCACAAGATTGGGAAGCTGGCGATTGAACCCATGAGTTGGCCGTTGTTTTGCAACACTGGCATAACCTCATGAGTCGCCCAGCCTTCTCTCCATTCACCGTCCCTCTGTTCCCAGGTTTTCACCTGGACAGGAGGATAGCGAATTTCGTGAGAACCCAGGGCCAAGAGGGCATCATGTTGAAGCCGAGACCAAAACGGCTCGTCATACTTGCTGAAACCACGGAGGAGCTCCTTCTGTATTGCAGAGGAGACAAGGGAAGACAGGTTATCTGTAGCACTGCTATAATCTGCCGACAACCACATAGGGTCCCGCATGAGCCTAATGTCCGAGTTTCCACTGGTGGAAACGAGGTCAGAGAGGTCAGTTGGACTTTGTGGGCGACCAATTAAGCGGAACAGGGGGATCCTCCGCATGACACTATGTAGATCCTTTTGGTAGGACTTAAGTGAGGCATAGAGGCGACCTGGACCGGCAGACACGAGTCTAATCTTTAGTGGCTCCAAGATCGGGGCTACGAGGGCACAGGGGACACCGCCAGCGTTGTGATCTAGCGATAGATCATCAGCCAGCGAGAGTCTCCCGAGGACCTCCTTCTCAATGTCAGGGAACCAGTGCGTTGTTCGAACCTCAGAGATGAAGTTCGTACGGACACGGCCCCCGATGACGGCGGCAGGGTGATCATCCATGCTAATCAGCATGGAGTCATCTTGACAAGCAAAGGAGAGCTCAAACCGGTCTGACCAGTCTAAC